AACGAAGCAATGAAATTAGTGATGAAGTGTTTTAACAAACAACCAAAGGGGCTTTAATATTAAGCCCCTTTTCATATATATTAGTTTGTAATACCAAAGGGAGGTAAAAAATATGTCTTATGAATATAAGTTTGATAAGGAAAGATGTTGGTTTAATAGTGTGTGCTCACATTATAACAACCCAGAAAAGTGTTATAGGGCTTGTATAAGGTTTATGGAGTTTGATTATTTGTACTATAAAAGTCATATACCTACTAAAATGCAGTATCCAATAAGCTTAAAACCTGATAAATCTGATAGGGAATCATTTTTACGTTTAAGGGAAATTAAAGATGATATTGTAAATTGGGTTGATGGTGGAAATAGTTTGTTAATATACAGCCCACAATGTGGCAACGGAAAAACGAGTTGGGCGATTAAATTAATGCAAAAATATTTTGAAAAAGTTTGGGCTGGTAATGGGTTCAGGTGCAGGGGCGTATTTGTAAATGTTACCGACTTTTTATTGCTTGCAAAGGAAAACATAAAAAACCAAGATGATGAATTTGATGCTATGCGTGAAAATATACGTAGTGCAGACTTAGTTATATGGGATGATATTGGTGTCACAGCATTGAGCAAGTATGATTATGACATGCTTATGGGCATGATTAACAATAGGGTTTTAAATGGTATGTCAAATATTTATACTAGTAATAGCACCGAAGAAAAAATGGAAGAGTACTTAGGTCAAAGGTTAAAAAGCAGAATATTTAATGAATCAGAAATTATAGCCTTTATTGGTGGAGATAGAAGGGGTGTACATTAATGGTCGAGTTACAAATATTAAATAAGGTTTTAAAGGAGAAAAGTTTAAACATAATATTTCAAAATGGGTTGGGTGAAGAACACTTTTTAAAATATCGTGATGAATATAACTTTATAACAAACCATTATGAGCAATATAGCACCGTCCCAGATGAAATTACCATAATGGATGAATTTAGTGATTTTGAGCCTTTTGAATGCACAGAATCTAATAGGTACTTAGTTGAAAAAATAAAAGAAGCACATCTTTATTCGTTTATGGTTCCAGTATTAAACAAAACTGCTGAAGTTTGTTTAACCGATTCAAAACAAGCGGTTGATTATATATTAAGCCAACTTCCAGAAATAATTAAGTTAATGGGTGGTTTTAATGAAGGGTATGATTTAGCAAAAAATGCTATGGAAAGATTGGTTGATTATAAGGCTCGTTGTGAATGTGACGGATTGCTTGGCATAAGTAGTGGGATGCCCGAACTTGATGAAATATTACATGGATGGCTCGCAGGTGAAGATTTAATTACAATTGTTGGTCGTACAAATGAGGGCAAAAGTTGGGTTTTATTATACTTTTTAACTGTGGCATGGCTTGCAGGTAAAAAAATACTGTTGTATAGTGGCGAAATGGGCAGGTTAATGGTTGGCTATAGATTTGATACACTTAGCAGCCACTTTAGTAATTTAGGTTTAATGACGGGAAAAAAAGAACTTGGCGGTTTATCTTCACAGGAATATGAGGAATGGTTAATAAGGTTAAGCAAATGTGAGACCCAGTTTATAATAGTTACACCAAAGGATTTTGGTGGCAAACAATTGACAGTCCCTATGCTTAATGGGTTAATTGAAAAGTACAAGCCCGACATTGTAGGCATTGACCAATTCAGTTTGATGGATGATGCAAGGTACAAAAAAGGTGATGCAATTCGTATACAATTGGCACACGTTGCTGAAGATTTATATAATAGTTCAGAGCGTTATGGTATACCAATAATAGCGGATGCACAAGCGAGCCGAAAGGCTAATGAAAAGCGTAAAGGTGAAACCGAGGCGGATGCTCCAGAACTTGATGAAATAGGTGAAGCTGATGCGATTGGGCAAAATAGCTCAAGGGTAATAAGTATAAAAAAATCTGGTGCAGGACTTAAAGTTGTGGTTAAGAAAAATAGGTATGGTTTAAATAATATTGAACTGCTTTATTTTTGGGATATTGATAAAGGTCATTTTAAGTTTATACCCACATCAGAAAGTAGTGGGGCACAAGCAAGGCAAGAAGCTGACGAAGAATTTCAAGATGGTACAGAATTATTTTAGGGGGTGGATTAATTGATTAGTGTAAATGGTATTCCAATAATGGCAGACGCAAATAGTATACTCGTTGAACTGAGAAATCAATTAACAATTAACGGTATTGAATTACTTGCCAAACTAAAACCAACAAGAAACAATGTTCAATTTCCATGCCCTTCACACGGTGACGGGCAAGAAAAGAAACCAAGTTGCGGAATGAGTAACGTTGATGTGAATAGAAACGGGCGTGTAATACCAGCAGGGACGGTGCATTGTTTTTCTTGTGGCTACACTGCGAGTATTGCAGAATTTGTTTCATTTTGTTTTGGTAGGGGGCTTGATGGTGGCTCATTTGGTTATAGGTGGCTTATAAAAAACTTTGTTAGTATAGAAGTTGATGAAAGAAAACCAATACATTTAAACATTGATAGAAATTCATCAAAGGTTGAAAAAGTTGCTAAGTTTATTAGTGATAGTGAACTTGAGAAGTATAGGTTTGTGCATCCGTATATGTATAAAAGAAAATTAAATGATACTATTATACAATACTTTGACATAGGCTATGACGTGGAGACAAAATGTATAACATTTCCAGTTAAAGATAGGCTTGGTCGTACAATGTTTATACAGAAACGTAGTGTAGTTGGTAAATTTTTTAATAATGCGGAAGATGGTAGGAAATCGGAAACACTTTACGGGCTTGACAAGGTTATAGAAAACACTGATAGAATAAATGAATTAATTGTGTGCGAGAGTATTATTGATGCGTTAACTTGTTGGGTGCATAGAAGACCTGCGGTTGCATTAATGGGAACGGGTAATGAGCAACAATATGAAATATTAAAAAAGTTAAACATACGAAAATACATTTTAGCACTAGATGAGGATGACGCAGGTTTTATTGGTTGGCAAAAACTTAAAAAGCACTTAAACAATAGTCAGCTACTTTATAAATTTATATTACCAAGTGATAAAAAGGACTTAAATGAATTAACTCATGATCAATTTGAAGAACTTGAAGAAGTTTTAATGTAAACTTAAAAAATGCTTGTACAATTTTGAATATTAATATATAATATAAAATGTAAGGTATAAAAACATTCGAAAACTTGGAGGATTATATTATGCAAGAAACTTTAAAAAACTTTCAAACCTTGGCAAATTTTTACAAGAGTGATAAAACATTGTCTTCGGTAGCGGTGCAATATCAAAGTAGTGGTGACCCAGTTCAACTAGCGTATATTTTTTGTAAGTTGTATCCATATTTGAAAACACAAGTTGAAAAGTATTTTTACTTAACGGATGAAGACAAAGTGAGTTTTGTATTAGAGGAATTAAATAAAGCAGTTCTTGCATACGACCCAACAAAGGGGGCACAAGTTCAAACGTTAATTAGCACCTACATAAATAATAGATTAAGAACTGAGACACAACAATTACAACATCATAAAAGATGCGTAAACAACACCCCAGATAGTTATGACGAATTAATGTTGGGGGCGGAAGATAGTGATGGTGATGAAACTTGTTTTGATGATGTTATAACACACATGGCACTTGAGCAAGCTAAATTATCAGAAACCGAATTGGCTTGTTGCAAAATAATAATGGCTGAACCAAATCAATTAAAAAATACCGAAATAGCCAATAAAATGGGCATAACTTCAGCAGGTGTTGGGTATATAAAAAAGAAACTTGAAAACAAACTACAATTAACTTTTATGGTAAGTATTTGTTAATAACCCTGTGTGATATGTGTATAAAAAATAAATACTTCCTAACACTTTAATATTTAGTGTGGATTACTATATATTATGTGTAAGGAAGGAGGTTAGGGCATGAAAAAATTAATTGCAAATTTAATGACAGCTTGGGAAGTTATAAATGGTCGGTTTACACTAATTAAATTAGTTGATAATGAGCTTATTGTAGTGACCAATAAAACAACTAAAACAGATGTGAGAAAAGTTGCAACCGCATTTTTCAAAGAGGCTTATAACCTTCAATAATATAATCTTAGACACTTCGAAAGGAAGAAGAAAAAAAAATGGCAAAACTTAACGCAAAAAGAGCAATGGAAGATTTTAAAGGTAGCAACAATGATTTTTTTAAATTAGAAAATGATATGGATTGTGCAACAGTAAGATTTCTTTATGACAACGAAGAAGAACTTGACATTTATGCGGTGCATGAAATTGATTTAAACGGTAAAAAGCGATATATTGAGTGCTTGCAATCAGGTGATTGCCCTATGTGCCAAGAATCTAGTGAAAACAAAGAGCTTAAAGTAAAAGTTAAATTCTTTTTGCAGCTTGAGGACGAGGATGGTAAGGTTAAAACATGGGAAAGGGGGCAGTTATTTATCCCTAAAATTTTGGGCATGTTTAACAAATATGGTCAATTATGTAACCGTCTTTATGAAATTGAAAGACATGGCAAGCCAAAGGACACTAAAACAACATATGAGTTATATGCACTTGACAAAGATGATATGACATTGGATGAACTACCAGAAAAGCAGGATTTATTAGGTGATTTTGTTTTAGAATGGTCATCCGATAAAATGAATGCGTGGTTAGATGGCGAAGATGTTACCGCAAACGATGAACCAACACCCGAACCACCTACACAAAGAAGAAACAATAGTAGGGAACAAGCAAAGCCACAAGCACAAAGCAGGGGCGGTAGTGCTAGGGGTGCAAGTACACCACAAAGCACACAAAGAACAGGGCGTGGTGCCAAACAAGAACCTGTACAAGAACAAGCACCAAAAGGTCGGGCTAGTTCAAGGGGTGGAGAAAGCCAAACACCAGCACCAAGAAAAACAAAAGAAGTAACAGGCGAAGATGTTTTTTAAATAATTTGAGAAAGGGCTTTAAATAAGCCCTTTTTTTATTATATATTAATCAAATAAAGTAAAGGAGTGATATAATGGCACAAAGCACACTTTTTAAATTTCCTGAAAGGAAACCAACAACAAAAGCTGAGGATTTGCTCGCTTTGCACAAAGTAAAAAACAAGCCTAAAAAAGACGGGGTCATAACCGTAAAGGGCGGAAGTGGCATAATGGGAAAAATACAAGCTATAACAGAATTGGTTAGGCGAATGATTGGGGAAGATGACGGCTCCCTTATTTGTATTAAAGACATTGAAGAATTTAAACACTATATTGAAATGGCGAAGAAAAATGGCGAACTTGCACTTGATACAGAAACTGATGGACTAAATACTATCGATGATATGATTGCAGGTATATGTTTTTATACACCTAATATGAAACCAGCCTATGTGCCAATTAACCACATCAACTATATTACTGGGCAAAAATTAGACGAGCAAATACCAATTGAAATAATTACAAAAGAGCTTAATAATTTAGGCGATACAAAAGTAATACTTCACAATGCAAAATTCGACCTACATGTAATTAAATGGCAGTTAGATGTCAACATTGAAAATATACGAATATTTTGGGATACTTTAATTGCTGGTTATTTACTTAATGAAGCCGAGGCTCATAATTTAAAATTTTTGTATGAGAAGTATGTTGTAAAATCGGGCAAAAAAGATAGTGAACTTGCTTCCTATAGTACATTATTTGAGGGGATGCCATTTACAAAAGTTCCAATTGAAACAGCTTTTTTATATGGTGCAAAAGACCCATACATGACATATTTATTGTACAAGTTTCAAGAAAAGTTTTTATCATTAGATGGTGAATTGTGTGTTGCCAAAGACCTTGATAGAGTTGCGTGGTTATATGAAAATATAGAATTACCAGTAATTAAAGTCACCGCACAAATGGAATTAAATGGGGTTAATATTGATGCGCCTTATTCGGTTGGGCTAAGTAAAAAATATACGAATGAATTAATAAAGGCGGAAGCAATTGTACATGGTCACATTAGTAAACTAGGTGATAAGCTAAAGGAATTAAGTAGGAAAAGCCCTAGCGTGTACAATAAACTAGACAACCCCATTAATATAAATAGTAATGTTCAACTAGGCATAATACTCTATGATATAATGGGGCTTAAAAGCCCAGATTCTGAAAAGCCACGGGGAACGGGTGAGGAGATACTTGAAACGTTTGATGAACCACTAGCAAGAGATATATTAAATTATAGAACACTTGCCAAACTTTTAAGTACTTACATAGATAAGCTTCCACTAGTTGTAAATAAGCGGACTAAAAAAATTCATGCAAGCTTTAACCAGTACGGGGCTAGAACGGGAAGATATAGCAGTAGTGACCCAAATTTGCAAAACATACCAAGTAAAAACAAGGATGTTAGAAAGATGTTCACAGCAAGTGATTTTAGTTATTTAATATCGAAGTCAACGGTTGTATCGGTTGAGGAATTTAGGGTTAGGCAATTAGTAAGGGAAAATAAATTATCTGGAAAATATGTGTTGGTAGGGGGTGACTTTAGTCAACAAGAACCTAGAATATTGGCATTTATGTCACAAGACGAAACCATGATTGCTGAGTATGCAAAAGGAACGGATATTTATTCATGGATAGCAAGTATTGTTTTTCATGTGCCAGCTTCGGAATGTAAAGAGTTTAGACCAGATGGAACAAAAAACCCCGAGGGTAAAAAACGACGTGATAAAATTAAAGCGATTGTTCTTGGTATTATGTACGGTAAGGGGGCAAAAAATATCGGTGTTGACCTTGGCATAAGTAAAAAAGAAGCGCAAGGCATAATTGACACATTATTTGAAAAGTTTCCAAAAGTTAAAAAGTTTATTGATGATAGTCAAGAGCATGCTCGTGTATATGGTTTTGTTGAAACCGCTTATGGTAGGAAGTGCCGATTGCCCGATATGCAATTACCAAAGTTTTCATTTACAATGATTGATAGTGATGAAGCGGTGCCCGATTATTTAGAGCAATCCTATACTGCAATGTTAAATAAAACATATGGGGTAAAAGAAAAGAACGCTATCAAGGCAAAGGCAAAGGCTGAGGGAATACACATTAAGGATAATGGTGGTTTTATTGCACAAGCCGAGAGACAATGTGTTAATAGTATAATACAAGGTAGTGCAGCCGATATTACAAAAAAAGCTATGATTGTATTAGCAAACGACTTAAAATTAAAAAATTGGGGATACCGTATGTTGATGACGGTGCATGACGAAATTATAGGTGAGTGCCCAATTGAGTATGCTAAACAAGTTAAAGCAAGGGTTGAGAAACTTATGATTGGCAGTTGTGCGGACAGGATAACTGTTCCTATGAAATGTGATTTAGAAGTGACAGACCGTTGGTATGGTGAAGCTATACCATGTTAAATAATATTGAAAAGGAGATTAGAAATATGGGATGGATTGGTGTTGATTTAGATGGGACATTGGCTTTTTATGATGGTTGGAAGGGTATGGAGCATATTGGTGAACCAATAAAACCAATGGTTCAACGTGTGAAGGAGTGGATATATTGTGGTAAGGATGTCCGCATATTTACAGCAAGGGTAGGCAACGGGGCAGAACAAATAAAAATTATAGAAGCGTGGTGTGCTGATAATATTGGATGTGTTTTACCTGTAACCAATATCAAAGATTTTAAAATGATTGAATTGTGGGATGATAGAAGTGTTGCGGTGGGAAGAAACACTGGTGATATTCTTGGCATGAACAAAAATCATTGATGTTACTTTAATAAAAGCAATAATAAACTATACGTCACTCAAATAAACTAGGAGGTCTTCATGGAAGATAAATTAAAGGTTAAACAAGGAATGCTTTTTGAAATTAAGGAAGAGACGTTCGGGTTGCTGAACAAGTTTATAGTACCCCCGTTTAGTGTATTGGACACAAAGCAAGGTTACTGGCAAGACAGAAAAAGACGTTGGCTAAAAGTTACAGGAAATTTAAGTGAAACAAGAAATGGCGAGTTTGGCACCGTTGGCGGTGGGAAAAAGAACGGAAAGTTATTTGGTGATTTTGGTGAAAACTCTGGTAAACAAGGATTATTTAATAATATTAATGAGGGCACAAGCAACTTTGACCCAGTATTGGCGGAAATAATTTATAGGTGGTTTTGCCCTGAAGGGGGTAGAATACTTGACCCATTTGGTGGCGAGCAAACTAAAGGGGTTGTTGCTGGATTTTTGGGATACCCTTATACCGCAGTAGAGTTTAGGCAAGACCAAGTTGACCTCAACTTAGAAAAGACAAAACGTTTTAAAGACATTGAATATTATTGTGGTGATAGTAATAACCTAAGTAAGATTATCAAGGACAGTGGGTTTGATTTATGTTTTACAAGCCCCCCATATTACGACTTAGAAATTTATAGCAAAGAAGATATGAGTGCGGTTGG